TTATTCGTGGATGTCAATTGGCAAACGCAATTCGAGCCGGGAATGTGGATTGTGATGGAGGCGACACGCACCATTGACCCCGATACCTTTACGGATGTTTGGAGCGACCGTTGGTTACAACGATTTGCGGTTGCGCTCATCAAACGTCAGTGGGGGATGAACCTGAGTAAATATGGCGGCATCGCGTTACCTGGCGGTGTCACATTAGATGGAAGAGCGATTCTCTCCGAGGCCAATCAGGAGATCAAAGACCTAGAACTAGAAGTGCAGGAGACTTATCAAGAACCTGTCTCGTTTATTGTGGGTTGATTATGGCCGTCAATCGCTACTTCAACCAGACAGCGTTTGCGTCGGAACAGGACCTTGTACAGGACTTGATCGACGAGAGCATTCAAATCTACGGGCACGATGTCCATTATATTCCTCGTGATGCGGCGAATATGGATACGTTCCTTGGTGAAGACCCGATGGCGGCCTTCACGACGACCTACCCCATCGAGATGTATCTCAAGACGTTGGAATCCTTTCAAGGGCAATCCGAGTTCATCAGCAAGTTCGGATTACACATCGAAGACCAAGCAACTTTCCTCGTTTCGACACGGCGCTTCGACAGTGCGGTCGTAGATGCGGTTGACGCCGCACTGACAGTGATCTCACGTCCGCGAGAAGCAGACCTTATCTATATTGAGATGAACGAGGACCATCGATATTTGTTTGAGATCAAATTCGTAGAAGACAAGGAACATCTCTTTCAGTTAGGAAAACTCTATACCTACGAGCTACGTTGCGAACTGATGAACTTTACGAACGAGAAGGTCAATACGAATGTGGATGACATCGACGCGGTTGCGCAGCGTGAAGCCTATACCATCAACATCACGATGGACGCGGGCGGCACCGGCACGTATATCGTAGGCGAATCTGTGTATCAAGGGAACACCACATTGGCCGCAGCGACTGTGTCCGCAGAGGTGTATGAGTGGACCGCATCGACGCGGGTGCTTGGAATACAACGTGTAGTAGGCGCTTTCGCAGGCAGCACAGTGGTCAAAGGGGATACCAGCGCCGCACAATGGACCACAGTGACGGCCGCAGCCGAGACAGCACCAACCATTCACGACCCACTCTCGGATAATGAATTCCTACAAGGGAATCCCTTGAGTGTGGTGAAGTCTCGTGGCACGCATATGTTAGAAGACTAATGGATACGCATTTCAAACATCTCTTGTTGCGGCGCTATCTCCTGTCATTTGGATCGTTGTTTGACAACATCACATTGACACGGGAAGATACCGCTGGCGATGAAGTCTATCGACAGATCGTGCCGATAGAGTATGGGCCAAAGGAACGCTGGCTCACACGATTCACGCAAGACCCCGACCTCCTACGTGGTGTCGGACAGGTCGTCCCGCGTATCTCCTACGAGATGTCTGGGATATCCTACGACCCCACCCGCAAACTCAACACTCTGAGGAAACTAACCTACGCTGCGGCATCACCAGATGATCGTGCGCGTCTATATGTCGGGACACCGTATACTCTGACCGTCGGTCTGTCCATCCTTACGAAACTGCAACAGGACGGCATGCAGATCGTGGAACAGATTCTGCCCTACTTCACGCCAAATTATACGATTGCGATGGAACCGCTGGCGAACTATCCCCAGTTGGTGGATGTTGTGCCTGTTATCCTACAAAGCGTATCCCAGACGGATAACTACGAGGGCAGTTTTGAGACACGTCGTATCATTGTGTGGGATTTAGAATTCTCAATGAAGGTATATTTTTACGGGCCGGTCAAAGATAAAACCCGTATTAAAAAAGTCATTGTCGATCTGTATAATTCAAGTAGCGACGACCTAGCTGCGCCGCCGGCAGATGCATCACCACAGGTTGCGATTACCGTGGTGCCGTCGGTGTCCGTGTCAGCCTCCGCCAGTCCGTCATCTGAAGAGACATCCGTGATCAGTGCCAGAGAGGCAGCAGTCACCACGACTATCCTAGACTTTGGGAAGTTTGCGCCCTCGACATCGCCATCAGCGTCGTATAGTCCGTCAGCGTCACGTAGCCCGTCAGCATCACGTAGTCCGTCGGCATCGATTAGCCCATCGAGTTCCGTATCAGTATCCATCAGTCCGTCGGCATCCGTTAGCCCGTCATCGTCGATTAGCCCGTCAGCATCACGTAGCCCATCGAGTTCCGCATCGGCATCAGTCAGTCCGTCAGCGTCGACTAGCCCGTCAGCGTCCATTAGCCCGTCAGCGTCTGCGTCACTTAGCCCGTCGGCATCCATTAGCCCGTCAGCGTCACGTAGCCCGTCGGCATCGATTAGCCCGTCAACGTCGGTGTCGCCGTCGATTAGCCCGTCAACGTCGCGTAGCCCGAGTGCGTCGACATCCATTAGCCCGTCAGCGTCACGTAGCCCGTCGACGTCTATATCAGCATCGCTCAGTCCGTCGACATCACGGAGCCCGTCAGCGTCACGGAGCCCGTCCGCGTCACGGAGCCCGTCGACCTCCGTGTCGGCATCCGTCAGTCCGTCGGCATCGATTAGCCCGTCAGCGTCACGTAGCCCGTCATCGTCCATCAGTCCGTCGGCATCAGCCAGTCCGTCGGCTTCAGCCAGCCCATCATCCTAAATGCAACGCGGACAAATAATACAGAAACAGGAGTTGAACAAACTTCTCGATCTCGATCCCACACTGACAACCGAGGAAGAGACGACAGCCCTTCAACGCACTGCGCCGCCCGGCAAACTTGTGTCGGCGACAGCGGAGGATGCGTTTGAAGAAGACTTCGGCTATGCGCGGTCGGTCGTGCGAGAGAGTATCGATCAGGCCCGCGACGCCGCAGTCACCGCAATCGAACTGGCACAATCCGGCGACAGTGCGCGGGCCTATGAGGTCGTCGCGGGAATGTTGACTGCTATCGTCAATGCGAATAAAGAACTATTGGCACTCCATAAAACCAAAGAGGACACGCGCAAGTCCCGTGAGGGTGGCGCATCGACTTCTGGTGTAACAATCGAAAAGGCGGTATTTGTGGGGCGCGCCTCCGACCTGTTGCGTGAACTCCGCACGTTGTCGAAAGATAAACCGAAGGTCATAGATATTAGTGAAGAATAAATGCCCAAGAATTCCTTCAAGTCCGACGCGGGCTATAACGGCAATCCCAATCTTCCGCTCCCCAATGCCGAAGTCTCGCTCACTGACAAAGAACTTAAAGAGTATGTCAAGTGTGCGGAGGATGTCTATTACTTCATCAACAGCTTTGTGAAGATTGTCCACGTCGATCACGGCATCGTGCCGTTTGCGATGTGGCCCTTCCAGCGAGAGATTATCAAAGCGTTTGAGGACAACCGCTTCGTCATCTGTAAACTCTCGCGTCAGTCCGGCAAGTCGACCGTTGTTGTCTGTGGTTACTTCCTCTGGTATATTCTCTTTCGCCCCGACGTCAGCGTCGGTATTCTCGCGAACAAAGAGTCCACCGCCATCGAACTGCTACGTCGGCTGAAGCAGTCCTACGAACTCCTGCCGAACTTTCTGAAGCAGGGAATTATCAAGTGGGACCAGAAGCTCATCATGCTGGCGAACAACTCCCGCGTTCGTGCGGAGAGTACGAGTGCCAGCGCGATTCGAGGCGACACCTTTAATATTCTGTTCCTCGATGAGTTTGCGTTTGTGCCAGAGAATATCGCTGGCGACTTTATGACGTCGGTGTTCCCCACAATATCATCGGGTAAAACCACCAAGCTATTCATCGTCAGCACACCAAACGGATACAACCTCTTCTATAAGATATGGAACGACGCAGAAGAGAAACGCAACTCTTATTTTCCCATCGGTTTCACCTGGCGAGATGTGCCTGGGCGCGACGAAGAATGGGCCGATGAGATGCGGAGGAACCTTGGCAGCGAACAAGCCTGGGAACAGGAATTTGAGTCGGTGGTCTATAACACGGATGTGACCGTGCGGAACAAAGTAACGCAGGTGGTAGAGACGATACCCATTGGGGTGTTGTATGACCGTCTATTTTCAGATACTCCGCTGCCAGGCTACTGAACTTTGACTGTAACTAAATAGGCTGGTATGGAATACTATGTCTATAGGCTACTGCGGACAAGTGACGGTAAACAATACATTGGCACGACAGATCAAAATAACTTTTTTGGTCGTATGGCGTGCCATCGTCGCTCCGCACGATACCGAGGAACCTCTTTCTCCATTGAAATATTACTCACCGGCCCAACGACCGACGTTCTGGTTCAGGAAGGTGCGTTTATCGAGAAATACGATACGCTACACCCCAACGGATTAAACCTAACTAAAAGTGGCAAAGGTTGTGGGCATAATTCTCCCGAATTCACCACACGAGGATATAAATTTTCGGCGGCATCCCGTAAGAAGATGAGCGACTCGGCGAAAGAAAGGTGTCGGCGATCGCCTCGGGTGGGGTGGCACCACTCGTCGAGTTACAGAGCGCGAATGAGTGAGATGCGGAAAGGCAAACCGGCACTACACAAGCGAAAGCTCACAGAAGAACAAGAAGCCACATTACGTGAGTTGTATTTGAGTAAGCCTGCGCTTGCGGATGTCGGCGTGCCCCACATAAGCAATGGTATTGTGCTGACATACGACCGCGCGTTTGTTCTGCGGTATGCCAAAGTTTTTGGCCTTACGCCAAACGGACTACGAGGAATTCTTCACCGTGTTTGTCCCTAATACCAAATACGATATCCTGACACCAGACGGATTTCGGAATTTCCGCGGTCTCCATTTTATCGAACGCGAGACCGTACGGATATTTTCTGGTGGTGTGTGCGCGTTAGAGGGGAGCGCACATCATCGTGTGCTAACGTCAACAGGATATGTCACCCTTGACAATATCGAGGTCGGCGCGAGTATCATTGGAAAGACCGGATCACATCTCATTGAACATAAAGAACTCGGCCGTGCACAACTCCTGTTTGATCCTATCGATGTCGATCACCCCGAACAGTCATTCTACACAAACGACACCGTTTCACATAATTGTTCTTTCCAGGGCAGTGCGAATACACTCATCCCAGGGCACAAGCTCGCATCCATGACGTTTATGACGCCAGTGGATACTCGGGGAGACCTCAAAATCTATGCGCAACCAATTCGCGCAGACGAAAAAGGGAACCCCTCGCATATCTATGTGGCCATGGTCGATGTGTCGCAGGGGCAAGAGCAAGATTATAGTGTGATAAATATCTTTGATGTGTCGATATCGCCGTTTCGACAAGTCGCGGTATATCGACGGAACAATATCACTCCACAACTGTTTGCGCCGATCGTGCGAGATATCGCGGCGTATTATTGTAACGCATATACGCTGATAGAAATCAACGACGTTGGCATTCTTGTCGCGGATACGTTACACGCGGAACTAGAGTACGAGCATATCCTCTTCGTACGTATGCATCCCAAGCGCGGGCAGATGTTGGCCGGCGGGTTTCATGTGAAGTCGCGGATGGGATTGCGGCAGACACAAGCCACAAAGCGTATTGGCTGTGCTGCGCTCCGAGCGATGATTGAGAAGGACCAGCTTCTCATTTATGATTACGAGACATTACGAGAGCTAACGACGTTCGTTGCGCATGGGCATAACTACAAAGCAGAACAGGGTGCCCATGACGATTGTGTAATGACGCTGGTGTTGTTGGGATGGTTGACCGCGCAAAGGGGATTTGAGAACTATGTGGGCTTGTCCATGCGGAAGCTGCTCATCAATCAATACGAACCCGTCACGCTCGACGAACCGTTTGTAGGATATCTGAGCGACGAACCCACGGTCTCATGGACCGAAGACGGCGATCGTTGGTCTTTATCGGATGAGGATATCGCAAACGACTTCTGGAGATGACGAACGCCGCGGAAGTCTAAATACACACATATCCGCTGTCATACACTGATAGCACAGTTTTTCACGGTATTCCTTTTACCGAATCCCGTTACGAAGGAGATATAGGGTTATGGCATTTCAAGTTTCGCCCGGCATTAATGTTACGGAACGGGATCTAACAGCAGGCATTGAAAATGTCTCCCTGTCAGCAGGCGCGGTCGTTGGTCCTTTTGTGTGGGGTCCGTGTCTACAGATACAGAACGTCAACACTGAAGTCGATCTGAAGGGCCAGTTTGGTGAGCCGGACACTAATACCTTCCAGTATTGGTTCTCTGCCGCAGGATTTTTGGCGTATTCCAATACACTCAAAGTTGTTCGAGCGATCAGCGGTGATGCGCTGAATTCGACGGGCGAGGGCTTCACGCTCACCGGCACAGTGGCAAATACCTCAACGACAAACCTTCTGGGCACTAGCACAGTGTTTCAGACACAGTTGAAGGTCGGGCAAGAAATTACCTTCAGTGCGGGCGAAAAAGCCACTGTTTCCGTAATCACCAGCAACACCGTTCTAACCCTCGCCGCTGCGTTGACTAATGCCGTTTCTGGTTCAAATACCTTCACTTCGACTGGTATTCTTATCAAGAACGATGCCCACCAGGATAACACCTACGGTTCTGGTGCAACAGGGTACGGAGCCGTTGCGGCTAAGTGGCCAGGTGAACTGGGAAATTCGATCAAATTCAGTATCTGCCCATCCGCAGAAGCCTTCCAGGCAAATGCGACCGGTAGTCTTATCACGACCGCAGGTAGTGCGACGGTCACCGGCACCTCAACCAAATTCCAGACAGAATTGATTATTGGTGACTACATCACCATCGATAGTGCGCGGTATCAGGTAAGTGCGGTAGCAACCAACACGTCGATGACCGTGTCGAAATCTGTAGTTGTCGCAAATACGTGGACGACTACCAACTGGCAGCGTCAGTGGGAATATTGGAACCTCTTCGATAGCGCACCGGGAACGAGCGCGTACGGAACTGACCATGGTGCTACCACCGACGAAATGCATATGATAGTCACGGACGAAGATGGGCTGTTTGAGGGCTTAGTTGACAATCCGACAGAAAAGTATGCCTATGTCTCGAAAGCCTCGGACGGTAAGTCTCCGAACGGCGATAACAACTACTATAAAAATAAGTTGAATCGCAACTCGCAGTATGTGTGGTGGTTGAGCCACGTAGGCACCACGACAAACTGGGGTTCGGCGACGCTGGGCTTGACCTTTGGTAGTAAGTCGCTGCCGTATACGAAGTCACTGGTAGGTGGCAACGATGACAACGAGAACATCTCCGTTGGGGAAATTGAAACAGGATGGGACCTCTTCAAAGATCCTGATTCGTCAGATGTTTCACTGTTGATCAGCGGTCCTGCGACACCGGCGACGTTGGGCACCTATATCATCGATAACATCGCAGCAGTTCGCAAGGATGCGGTTGCGTTCGTGTCGCCACTGAAAGCCAGTGTCGTGGACAACGTCGGGAGCGAGAAGTCTGCCTGCTCGACTGACAGAGACACTCTTCCGTCGAGCAGCTACGCCTTTATGGATAGCGGCTGGAAATATCTGTATGATAAGTACAACGACGTATATCGCTGGGTGCCACTCAATGGTGATATTGCGGGATTGTCCGCGAGAACCGACCAGACGAATGACCCGTGGTATTCGCCCGCTGGTTTCACCCGCGGCAATATCAAGAATGTAGTAAAACTCGCGTGGACGCCGACGCAAGGCGACCGGGATGACCTCTATAAGCTCGGCATCAACCCGGTCGTGAGCTTCCCCGGACAGGGTGTGTTGCTGTATGGCGACAAGACGCTGTTGAATCGGCCAAGTGCGTTTGACCGCATCAATGTGCGCCGTTTGTTCATCGTGCTGGAGAAGGCAATCTCGCGATATGCGAAATCAAATCTATTTGAGTTCAATGACGAGTTCACTCGGTCGTCATTTAAAAATGTGGTCGAACCATATCTGCGGGATATCCAAGCACGACGTGGTATTACAGACTTCTTGGTTGTTTGTGATGCGACTAACAACACGTCAGAGGTTATCGACAGGAATGAGTTTGCCGGCGATATCTATGTGAAGCCAGCCCGTTCGATTAATTACATTCAGTTGAACTTTGTCGCCGTGCGAACCGGTGTATCGTTCCAAGAAGTAGTCGGTGCAGTTTAACGCGCCCAAGCAGACCCGCGTTTAGTAGTCAAAAGGAGTTATACAGATGGCTAGTTTCTCTCTCAATGATTTTCGGTCTAGGATGCAGGATGGCGGCGCTCGGCCAAACCTGTTTGAAATGGAAATCAACTTTCCTGGCGGGGACGGCGGCGCGACGTCTGACAGTCGTTACTTGTGTAAGGTTTCGGAGATTCCGGGGTCGACTGTTGGTGTTATCGAAGTGCCCTTCATGGGAAGAAAACTCAAGATTGCCGGTGACCGTACCTTCGCGACACTGTCCGTCACCATGATCAATGACGAAGGCTTTCATGTTCGTGGAAGAATGGAACAGTGGATGGACACCATCGCACACCACGAAACCGCAAGAGGCGCGACGTCGCTGAATTCGTATCAACAACAGTTAATGTTGACACAGTTGGCTCGATCCGGCTCCGGCTCACGCGGCGCAGCCCCGATACGGTATTCGTTCGTCGACGCATTCCCCACGGCACTTAGCACAATTGCGGTGGATTGGA